GAGGTTGGCTTAGAGGCAGCCATCCTTTAAAGAAAGCGTAATAGCTCACTGACTAAGTGTTTTTGCGCTGAAGTATAAACGGGACTAAATAGACCACCGAAGTTATGGTTGGTGTACTTTTTGTACGCCGAGGTAGGAAAGTGTTCTTAAAGAGATACTAGTGTAACCGTGAGGGTGCATGATGGCTTTAAGAAGTAAGAATGATGTTCAAAATGCATTTAGAGAATTCGTTGGTAATTCTGTTAGAGGATTCTTTACACCGTAATAACATCTAAATAATATATAAAATATGAAAAATAAATATTTTATGACCATCGAAAAATTTATTTCTAAGTGTATAGAAAAACATGTAAATAAATATGACTATGATGATATTATTGAGGAAAAAATAAATACTATTAATGGATCTTAAAAATACAATATTTATTGGCGTAGTTGAAGACAATGATGGCCCAAAAAAACTAGGAAGGGCAAAAATTAGAGTAGCTAGTGTATATGATGATATACCTCTATCAGACCTACCATGGTGCAAACCATGGAAAGACCTAAATGGTAATGAATTTAATGTTCCAGATATCGGTAAAGTTGTCTCTGTTATATTTGATGAAGGAAGTATATACAAACCAGAATACATTTACGCAGAACATTATAATATTAATCTAGAAAATAAACTAAAGAATCTTTCTGGAACAGATTATACAACTGCTAAGGCTGTCTTGTTTGATCACTCTACACAAATTTATAGAACTAAGTCGGAAGGATTAAAATTGGATCATGAATTCTCAAATATAAACTTAGATCCAAATGGAAATATTTTATTAAACCTAAGAGATACTGAATCATTAATAACATTAGGATCAGCCGATGCTGATGAACAAGCCTTACTAGGAACAACTTTCATGAATTGGATGGATGGGTTTGTTGATAACTTACTAGGTGAAAAAGGTGGACCATACATAGGAAATTCAGGATCTCCTGTTATTGCTAACCCACAAATGGTTAATATACTAAGACAGTATAAAACACTTAGATCTAAGTTTATTTCAAATCATATCAAGCTTCCCAAAAACGATCATATCATTTCAATAAAGAGAGAATATATATCTCCAGATGGAAGTGCTGGATATAAAACAAATTCTCAGTTCTTTAATTCAGAGACAGGTAAATTAGAATCTTATCAATCTGCAGAAAATCCTGGTCTAGCAAGAGATGAAGATGGAAATATTATAGTAAATACAAAATCTGGAAATCAAAATATTAAAAATCTACCAACAGTTCCCGCACCAAATGATAAAAAAGTAGGAGCTCAACCATATAGTGAATCGTCAGTTGGTGTATCGTTACAACAAAGAGGAAAATTAAATGGACAATTAAATATAACTGATACATCAGTTCTTGTAACGATTGGTGAAAGAGGAGCTAAGGTTAAATTTTATCCAGATGGACTTTATAGACTGCACCCAGCCGCAGCAAAAGCATATTTGCAACTAAAAAATGCAGCGGCAGCAGATAATGTTAGATGGACTTTATCATCAGCCTACAGAAGTAAAGAACATCAGGCAACATTAGGTTCTGGATCAACTGTAGCAAAACCTGGTTCCTCACCACACGGATTTGGTGGTGCCATAGATATTCAAGAATTATATAGAGAAGTTGGCGGATCTGGTAATCCAGCAATAAATAAATCTGGAAGAGAAAGAAATAATTTATATAAGTGGATGTCAGTTAATGGTCCTAAATTTGGTTGGTATAATCCATATAGGCTAGCCGATGGTACTGGTACTGATGAAATGTGGCACTGGGAATATTGGGGTGGTCTTTAAGATAGAATTTCATCTATCTTTTTATCTCTTATATCTTCTAAACAATTATTATATATACGTTCAATATCTTCATCAGTAATTTCCATAGCGGTGTTAGCATATAAATCTTGTTGATATTCTCTTGATAATCCAATATCAACACCCTTATATAAAATTTTAAATGTTGTATCATCTATTGATACATAATCCATCCAGCTCATAAATTTACTTTAATTACTTTATATGGATACTTCCTTTTCTTATAGAACTTTTCCCTTTCTTTGAAATGATTGTATAATATATTATTCATCTCGGATGAGAATACATCTACTAAGTCAAATATATTAGCCACATCTTTCTGATGATGCTTTCTTAAAGCACGGCCAATAGATTGAATAACAATTTGCTCACTCTTAAAAGAATCAGCAAAGATAACATTGAAAATTGCATTAATAGAAACACCAGTTGATAAAGTACCATAAGAGGCAATCAAAACTTTTACTCTACCATCAGTTTTTTCCATTTCCTTTTTGATTTCCTCTCTTTTCTTTCCACTTATTTCGCCATCAATATAATAAAAATCTTTATCTGGAATTTCTTTACTTAGTTTATCTAATATTTTTTTGCCATATTCGATTGTATGAAACAATAACAAAGTATTCTTATCACATTTATCAACGATTTTTTTAATAAAATCTAACCTCCTATCCGATTGTTGTATGTATTCCTTTTCAAATTGAAATACATCTTTACCAGCTCCCATTTTCTTTAAATAAGCAATTCTCTCTGCATATTCTTTTTCGTTATGATTTAAAATAACTGCTTTAATATTCATCTGTGTTATTGTTCCTGCTTTAACAAGAGCCTCTGCTTCAATCTGTGATACTTTAGGACCCAATACAGACTGTATTGCTAATATCTCTAAGGAGTCATCAGCTGGAAATGTACCTGATACACCAAATCGATTATAGGCTTTCTTGAAGGTTTTCTTAAGTATAGATGTTAATGTAGTTGCTTTACAAGTATGTGCTTCATCCACAACAACTGTATGAAACTGTTGAAAGAATTCTTTTGGCCACTTATCTAATGATTGATAACAACCAATATAAACATTAGGTTGTTGGGGACCTGTAAACTTCCTTGGCTTATCACTCATAACTTCTTCCATCCTTAAAGCACAAGGCTTATAATCTTCTACATCATCTAAGATAGCATCTATCATATGATTTCTAAAATCTACTTTATCACCATACTTGTTTAAAAAATTAAATCCATAGTTATATTCTAATATGTTATCATAGAACTGTGTGACCAATGTAATTGATGGGACAATGATAAGTAATTTAGCATCAGGATTAATGTTCTTTAATGTATAAAAATAAACAATGGATATAATTAGAGATTTACCACCTGATGTAGCAACCTCTGCCATACAATATCGATTCTTCAAAATCTTATAAGCCGTTTCTATTTGATAGTCATATGGTATAAACGGGATTAAATTACCATCTTTATCTTTTACTCTATGATACTTGAAAAAATCTTTACAAAATTCTTGAACTGATTGTAGTGTGACATCTCGGTTAATTGGAAACTCATCTCTATTCTCTATGTTGAAAGTAACATCAATTTCCTTGCATCCTTTATAACATTCTTTCCACAATCCTAAGTTTACTTTACCATTATCAAAATAGGACACTTCACCATTCCATAAACCCATTTTTACTGCGGGTAAAAATCTCCACCCCTTCACCTTACGGGATAACCAAATTTTTATTTGATGATACTCAATTCTACTAGCTTGACTAACTATCAATTTTTCCTCTACAGGATCATATCTAAAATTCATTAATGATTTCAATTAATTTTTTATCTATATCATCATCATATTTAATTCTATATAGCTTAATATTATTTTTTTTACAAAAACTATCTTTAATAAAATCTCTTCTCTTTTGCTTTTCTAGATTTTCATCACCACCAAAAAACTTAATAGATTCGAAATGTTGCTGACCGTCATACTCTATACAAACATTATATATCGGTAAATAAAAGTCAAATGATAATTTATATTTATAAAAACATTCTTCAAACTTTTTTTGCCTATCATAGATTATATGATTATTTAGTAAAAAAGATTGTATTTTTAACTCACCCTTAGATATTCTACATAACGAACAACCATGTCCCCTTAAATGTGTTCGAGCATTTTGTATAAAAATACCATGTTTTGGACAAATTATACTAATTTTACTTTTATACCCCTTATAATCAACCAAAGTATAATCATAATAGTAGTTATGCACTTGGGAACACTTTTCCACAAATTCTTTATTTGTGTATATCATATGTGAACAATTCTTACACTCTTGACCAAACAAGTGATTTGAAGCCTTCATTTTAAACCACCCATGAATTTTACAGTTTATAGAGATAATACTTTCATTATTTCTATACCCGTCAAAATTATATACATATTTATGATTAAATTTTAATTTTAATTTGTTAGATAATGATTCTATAGTATATTTGACATTATTTGCGCATGTAGGACAACCAGATCCACGCAAATGCGATTCAATTGATTGCCTAAAATATCCATGGTTTTTACAAAAAATATTTATCTTTGTAGTGCCAT